ATTGTTTGAAAGCTTCAAAGCACTTGGAGTCACCGCTAAGAAACTAGGAGAAGCCTTTGCTCCAAATTGGCATTTCCTGGTGAACATTGAGCTTTTGGGAGGGTACCGAGTTGAGTCAGCCAACCCGGAAGACCTGATGGAGGACGCCAAGTCGTGGTTGGGTTCAGAGATTGTGCACGATTGGCGTGGTCAGTGGCCTGAGTTGATTCGTCAAGGATGTGACGACTTCTTCAATTGTGTTCCTCTATCACAGGCCAAGCCGCGGTTGCTGTCGTTTGACGAGTGGTTGAGTGATCCTGCCATGTTTTGTGGGCAGGGTTCTTCCTCTGGCTTTAAAGGCAAGGTCAAATACGAAGCCTTTGTCATGAGGGATGGAGAAGAAAAGGAAAAGGAGGTTTGGCCATCAAACACAAAATGGTCGAGCACTTTGGGCAACACAACTGAGGGGCTTCGACAGTACGCATACTCCCTCGAACGCCCCAAGCTTACGGTGTTCCCAAAAGCAGAAGCTGGCAAGATCAGAGGTGTGGTCAACGCTGAATTCAAGACATACTTGCGTATGAAATACGTGTATGATGCTATTGAACCACACCTGAAACACCACCCAGCTGCTACCTTGCTTTTTACCTCCTTCGAGAAACTGGACATGATCAAGATCTTCCAAGCGTCCTTTGAGAGGCAACAAGTGCAGAGTCCTCTCGATCAGGACAAGTTCGATCACAACCAAGCGTTCTCTGAGATCGAGATTGCCCTTTCGAGCATGTCGAAGTGGGCCAAGAATTTTGTCATCCACTCAGACGTTATTGGTATGATCGAGCAGATCAAGGAAGACATTCGTGAATCAGTTGTCTCAGTCAAATTTGCAGATGGCGTCCGCTCTTTTAATTATCGCAATGGCATCGCATCGGGGTGGTATATGACTGCCCTTTTGGATGTCTTGTTGAACTACGCCACTGCATTCGGAGTCAACAAAATCAAGACAGACCTTGGGTTTGCTCCCTACATTAAAGGATACTATTTGGGAGACGACACCACTCTGTTCGAGCAAAATTTTGCTAGTGCGGTGGCAACAATTCTCTTGTATGGCATGATTGGTTATGCGGTCAACATTGCGAAGTCGTTCATTTCACTGACCCGAACCGAATTTCTACGAGTTGTCTACACTAAAAACAGAGAATTGGCTTACCCAGCCAGGGCTTTGCTTTCGGTCTATTGGAGAAAGCCTTGGTCTGCGGAGTCAGCACTGGAATCTGATAAGTTCCTGACGTTGCTTACTTCGTGGCAGAAATTTTTCTCTAGAACTAAGTCACAAGTCGGGTTCAAATATTTCCTCCAGGATGTCAGAGGTGGGCTCAAGTCCTACAAGCTATCTGACAAGGATTTATTTGCCTTAGTATTCTCAGACGTAGGAAGCGGCGGGTATTCGTTTGGATCTGACTTCTGGAAAGGGGACATTGCCGAAAGAGTTGAGACGTACAAAACAAGAGATAGATTAACTCTAAAACGGCAGACAAAGGTACCAAGAGTACAGATCACCGAAGTCCCAGGCCTGGATCATGTCCAACTCCCGG